GTACCACTTGTCCAAAACGTCTTGCCGTAGCACTCACGAGCGTTCCTGTTGTCGCTGATATGCTGACGGTTGGCGTTTCAAGCGTGCCTCTGACAGGAACTCCGATAACATATTCCATGTTGTAATAATCAGCACTTGTAGGGTCTGAGGATTTTGGCTGTAGTGTAACTGTTGCATTTGTCGCCTGCCCACCCATCGCTTGAACTATCTGACGTATTCCACGAGCATTTGTCTGCACTTCTGTAGCCCACTCAGTGCCATTCGGGTCGTCAGTATATACCCCGCTGTGAACGTATGCGGTGTGACTGTCTGCATCAGTTGTGACGCTCGCTTGTCTGATATTGTTGTAGTTGGCAATTAACTTGCCCCAGCGGTAGCCGTTTGTATCTTGCTTGATATCGAGATTTACTGGATTTGTGTTTTCATCGAGATAAAACTTCAAACCGTCTGTAGTAAACTCCGTATGCGTGTCAGCTTCTTTCCCTATAGTTATTCCACTATCTTCAAAAGTGGCTAATTTCGTAGTACCATCTCTGACTGCTATTCCCTCTGTGCGCATTAGCAAGTTACCGCCCTGCGGGTTTGCTTCAAAATCTTCTTGTGGAACTTTTGTTACGTGTGCTCCTGCTTCGCTATCATTACCGTCCCTGTACCAAAAGTACTGCGCTGTGTGCTCGGCATCTTCTATGGCTTCGCTTGCTACTAATTGAGCATCTTTTGCTGTTTTATCTGCTACATCTGCAGTTGTTTGAGCATGCTCGGCTTTAGTGTCGTCTGTAGGCGGGTTGCTGTCGTTGCCCAAAATAAACGCTGTACCGTTGTTGTTTTGAATACGTACTTCATCACCCTTTTTGCAACTTGCACCACTTATTATAACTGGCGTGAGTTGCGGATTATTTTCATCATACTGTACCCAAGCAATGTTACCGTCTATTCTCTTGACTTTACCAGTATTGTATGAGCCATTAGTACTCTTTCTAATGTCCTTGCGTACAATGTTTAGTACCTTGTCTACAACATAGTCTAATTTATTCATTGTTGCTCCTTTATACGTCAATACGTTCCGCTGTTTCACTCGTTGTCACGTTATGGCTAAGGCTTATCTTTTGTGACGTTATCTTATACAAGCCATTAAGCGATTCATACCTTAATCTTACCACATCACAAACTGTTATGTTAGGGATATATCTTCTTGCATAACTTGCCTTTGTGCCTACTGCCTGCACTGCTTTAAGCCTACGTTTTGCATATTCTGCAAGTGTATCGCCATTGGCAATTTCAGCCGCATTTTCTTCAAGCCATATTTCCCTGCCTCTGCTGGCTGTGCTGTAAATGCTGTTCTCGCTATCGTCTCTTGCAATAGCTGACACATCATCCATGACAACTCTTAAAACATTAGGAACATTATACCAGTCATTAGATATAGAGAAGTCTGTTTCTATAACATCATTCGTAGGGCTGAAAGTGATATCTTCTTTTGTCTTTCTCGGTCTCACAAGTATTGTGCCCTCGCCATCAATCACAAGTTCTCTATCAACTGCCTGTAGTATCTTATCTACCATTGAGAGCCTTGTTTCGCCGTTTTCAGCCACGATATACCCGCCAAGAGTAGGAACATCACCATCTGTATCAAAAGGCGCTCTAGTAACGCTTAAAAGGTCTTTAATAAGATTGTATGCGTTGGCATTTATAGGAGCATACCAACCTCTGTCAAGCATCACATCATCTGCTGGCTTTAAGATACTATAGCAAGTATACTTCTGACTTGTTAGCGTGCCAGTAACGTCAAGTGTAGGGCTTACCGCATATCCAGTAAAAACAGGAACATGTTCAACGTCATCATTCTGCACTGCATCAATATAGATTCTAACAAGGCGCTCATTGTACCCCTCCGCTGTTGACGTGAACTCTGCACTGCCCCTCAAGCCTGTGGATTCCAAACTCGCACTGCCATTTTCTATGCCAAATCTTTCGTCATCCTCCCAAGTATCTGGGTTTACTGTCATAGCGTAATATTTTGCTGTATAGCTCTTATTCCACTGCATTAGAACCCTCCCATTCATCCTCGGTCATACCATCCAAGACTACTGGGTCTACCTTGTCAATTGTCATACTAAAGCTTCTCATATAGCCTGCTTTATCATGGCTGTCATCTTCTGATACCTGTACACAAGCAGTAAATGACGAACCGTCTTTTGTTCTGACGTGACAATTGCCCTCATATCTTGCAAGTCTACGCATAGCATCGAATGTATCTTCTTCAACAATAGGAATATTAACGGCACTTATATTTCCAGTTCTTTCTACGCCTGTCACATAATCGCCTACAATAGAGCCGCCAAGATATTTTGTTTTCTTAAAGTCTTTAGCCCAGCTATGAGATACGTCTACGTTGTAATAAAGCTCTATGCGCTCGCCGTCAAAGTCAATAAGCGTCTTATCACTCTCATATGTTGCTGGCAACGGATACCATGCAAGCTGTCCGTAGTCACTATCTGCTGGCGCTTCTGCCATTCTGTAGTCGCCATATGCGTTTCTGCCTACAATCAGATATCCATACTCACCTATTGTCGGATAAGGGTCTACATACGTTTCACCAAACTGCGCTCCTGTATAGATAAGTTCCATACCATCTGCGGAACTTCTGTAAATATCGGCATAGTCGCCCGTATGTGCTCCTGTCGGCGTGCCAATAGTTATCTTCGCTACATCTGTCACCTCAACCGTTGCCTTTACAAGTGGTGCTTTGTGATTCCAGTTAACAGTAAAAGGCACATCATCAATAGCGGTCTGACCGTACGCATCTTCTACAACTGCATGTATGTTATACTGCGCTGTGTCATCTAAGTGAATTTTTTTGGCTGTGATAGTCTGTTGTGTTTCACCATTGTAAACATCTTGATAAACTACCTCGCCTTTAAATCCTCTGTAGTCCTCGCCCTCTGGTCTGTCAATTCTGTACGGCTCACTACGCTCTATAATGAGTTTTGTTCTACCGCCTGCCCCTGCACCTGTGACAGTAATGGTCAAATCCAGCTCTTGCAGTTCATTAACACCGTCAACTTCTACAAGGCTTGTATCAACTATATGACATTCTAATGGCTCTGCTATTGTGACAGCTACTGCCTCACTCCACTCGCTCCAATTACCGCTACCATTAGCAACCTGCACCGCTATAAAGTGTTGTGTGCCTGTCTCCCAAGTGTTCGCAATTGAAGTTTTCTGTTCTGTTTCAACTCGCTTTAGCTCGGTGTATGTAACAACTGTTTCGCCACCCTCTGTAGTAGTGATTCTTTCCGCAAGTCTCGCCTGCGCTTGCTCTGTTCCATCTGTTGTGACATATATCCATCTGCAAGTTATTTCTTCGCCCTGTACAAAGTATGTCTTTTCAAGGTCGAGCGTTGGCACTGCTGGAACTGTTGAAATAGTGATAGACTTAATCTCACTCGGTGGGCTCATTATTGCATCTTCGTCTACGCCGTTTAGATATCTTATTCTGACATATAATGGCACTCCTGCTTCCACGCCCTTAATAGCAAGCTTGTTTTCAAGACCACGTAACACTACGTATTCATCTGGGTCTTCAGTACTTACCCAAGCATCTGGCTCTGTGCTCCAACTTACTTCGCAAGCATCTGCATCGTCCCATGAATAGTTCCAAGTAACATTTACCGTATTTGGTACTGTGCTCTGCTCAAGCTCAAAATCTTCAAACGTAGGTGCTACTGGAACATTACCAGCGCTCCAAGTCATAGGGCTTTCCATGCGTACATTTTCTACTTCTTTAGTAGTGCTATTCCACGTACCAACAAAAGCTTTTAAGCCAACTCTGCCATTTGAAACGTCTGATATCTGATATACCTTTGTTGCCACATCATGAAGTCCAAGTGTTTCTACCTTGCCATCTTTATACTCGAAATAGTCAACAAATATACTGCCATGTACAGACGACCCATTCTCTGCGGTTATAGATACCGTACCCGAAGTTATTGACGGTTGACCATTAAATACTGGCGGTGTTAAAGCACCAACTGAATCACCTGTCGCAAGAACGGCATTAGATTTAACACCTAAATTAACGTCTGTAATATCATGCAGTGTTACAACTCTCACGAACAAACACTCATCGTAACCTACACTTCCGTCAAGGGTAAATATCTTTTTCTCCGTATCGCTTGTACTTGCCTGCGCTGGCAATGATTCCCAACCTGCATCACTAGGACAGTCCATGTTCATATCCTCATCCAACGTTGGTGTCGTTATCGTCCACTGCGGAATAACACCTTTTAAGTCTATTGGATGTTGTGCGTTCGCTGGCGTTTTCCATGACATTTCACAATTAAGTGAAGCATCTGTTTTCTTGACTACGCCAGTTATGTTCTTCGCTGGGTACGGGTCTGCATATACGTGTTTTGCATAAGCCCAAGCACTTTCACCGCCAATTCCCACCATCTTAACTCTGACTATTCTTGTATATGACTTTCCTGCAATAGTGCCTGTATCTTCACCGTGTCCGTCTTCTGGCGTTATAGAGCCGCTTGAGCCTCTTGTATATCTTGTTGCATCATTCCATGCTTTTAATGAAGCTATTGCGTCCCACCCACTTGGGCAATCCTGCACTAGTATAGTTTCAACTATAGCGTTTGTAATAGGTCTGTCATAATTATCTGTAACTGCCGACCACGTAAACGTTGTCATAGCCGTCTGAATAAATTGCGCTTTAAGATTAGGCTTTTTTGGCGCATGTGTTCTTATTGATTTTGTAGCCCAGTCGCTCCATTTACCGCCTTTTTTACCTCGTACACCAAATCTAATAATAGTTACAGTACCGCTAAATGTTTTGCTCGCATGCGAAACACTTGTTGTATGCGCACTCTCTTGCACTATTGTGTTCGGTCTTTCATACGTCCACGCATACTGCATTGTGTCATAACTAGCACCTTTAGACCATGATACTTTTATAGTCGCGCCACTTCTTGTTACTGTTAAGCCTTGTGGCTTTTTTACATTACTCATATAGCCCTCGCTCTTTCTTCAAACGCATCTGCAAATCTCATGCCCCAGTCCTCTGGGTCTTCCGCACCGTTTACAGTTAAGTTGTTGCTGTTTGTGAAGTTAATCATCTTAACGCCGTTGCCACTTGCCTTTACGGTTGCTGTCATTCCCGACACATCTGGCACTACATCATTCATAGCATCTTGCACTATGTCTGAATTGTTAGTGATACCAAGCGCAAGTCCTTTATCAATGTTTAAACCGATAATGTCTCTTGCCCATTTTGATGGCGAACTGATTCCAAACAGTTTCATTAAGAATGACTTCACATCGCCAACCCAGCTCTTTATCTTGCCCTTTATCCAATTAGTGCCGCTAGTAATTCCGTTGCCTATTCCTCTAACTAAGTTCATGCCGATACTGCCAACATTACTGAATGTGTTCTTAATGCCGTTAACTGCGCTTTGAGCGACCTTTTTAGCCGCCCCTAATAGTTTACTTCCTTGTCTGCCTAAAGCACCTGCAAGCGAAGATATCATCTTTACTGCAAGCGGTGGCAACTTTGGCACTATCTTTAAGAACCCTCTTACTATGGTAGTGCCGAGCTTTGCTACGCTTGCCATTATTTTCGGCGCATTTGCAACAATGCCCCTGCCTAGTGCAATAACCAACTTTACAGCGCCGTTTGCGATTTTATCTGAGTTATCGCTCAAGTAGTTAACGAACCTGTTTATTGTTATCGCCGCTGTACTTGCAAGCGAATCAAGATTGTCTATAAGCCCACTTATATATGCGCTAATAGTCTCTACGGCACTCTCTCCCATCGCTGGCGCATTTTCGATAATAGATGAAACAAAGCCAGTAACCATATCATAGGCTACTTGTATTATTCTCTGCAGTATATTAGTTCTTAACGTGTCCCACTGCAACGCAATATCATACGCTTTATTAAACGCTGTCCCCAGTTTAGAAAAAGCTTTAGTGAACATGCTGTTCCAGTCTATATTCATTAAGGTTGAGAAGCCGTTCCATACTGCATCACGAGCTTTCTGTATCTCCATAGAAATAGCTTCGCCAAAGCCAAATTTCTTAACATTCTGCATAAAGGTTACTATCTCGCCGAATGTCGCTTTTACAGCTTCCTTCAAGCCTCCAAACATCCCAGCTATTGTGTCTTTGCCTATTTCATTAAGGATATTGGCGATACCGTTTTTAATCGCTGTCTGCAAGTTCTGCATGCTTGTGGCGATACCTTTAGTAGCATCTGTGGCTTGGTCTTTGAACGAAGCAAGTTTCTTTCCACCAACTTCTATGCCGTTCTCGTTTAAGTCAAGTATTGCATCTTTAACTTTCTGTGTTATCTCTGGGTTCTTCTGCCACTCGGCGTGTAGGTCTTGCCAGTTTGCATCTGCACCAATTACTGACTTAGCTATAGCATCCATCTGTGCTGGCATGGCTTCGTTGATAATACGCATACTCATCATGTCCGACTTTCCTGCGGCTATCATCTGATACCACTGTTGCATAGCACTGTTAGCAACCGCCTGCCCTCTACCTCCTGCAAGCGTTGCATTGTTTAATGCAAGCGTTAAATCTGTTGCATCTTTCATGCTACCGCCAAGCGCGGCGAATTGCTGTTGCACTGTTACAATGCCATCAAGTGTTGTAGGAAGTCCATCAATACCATCTACCAGCTGGTCTATAGCCTGCTTTGATTCTTCTGAACTTTTGCCCAAGTTCTTCATTACAGTGCTGTAGTTATTTATTGTGTCTACTCTTGCAATAGCACCGCCAAGGTTGCTTGTTATAGCGTTTGCTAGAGCATTGACGCCACTGCCTATAACATTAGAAAGGACGCCCTTGAACACAGTAAATCCTTTCTGTGCTCGACCGAGCGCCCCCTCTGTAGTTCCAAGCGAATTTGTCAAACCTTGCGCGGAGCTTCTTGCATCATTTATGCCACGCTCATACTGACTAGAATCAAGTCTTAGTACGGCTGATAGGTCAAATAAATTCATTGCTCATCTCCGTTTATTTTGTTCTTTATGCTATTGATAATTGCTTCCGCGTCTCTTTGCTCTTGTGGTTTAAACAAGTCGTCCCATCTTACTGTCATTACTGACCCGCCTGCAAGATTGGCACTGTTTTCTGCACATAACTTTATTGCATCTGTCACAAAGAGCTTGAACGAATAGTCAACTACCAATTTCGCTTTTACATATTGTAAAAAGTCTTTTACCCTTTTACGTCCTCTGTATTCTCCGAAACAGAGCCAAAAGTAGCTTCTTCTGACTTCTGATTCGGCAATGTAAAAAGGTCTTGTAATACTGGGTCTGTTAGTATCTGATATATCCTCGCTGGTATAATCGCAACACTAGGCTCGTACGTGTTAGGGTCTTCTCCCTCTACAAGCGCAAGTATGGTTTTTACTGCCTTTTTGTGATTCTTTATCGCAATACTAATAGCCTTTACCATGCTTGTTTTATACGCTATTTCAACGTCCTTGTCTGACATTATCTCTGTTGCTGGCTCTAGTAAATCAGCAACCATGTCAAGCGCCTCATCGCCCCGTATTTCTGTTAGACTTCTTAACATATACTATGCTCCTGTTTCTCCTGTTTCGCCTGTTTCTCCGTCACTGACATAAAATTCCATAGGCACTGTATCCGTATCTGAGATTGATACATGCCCTGTCAGCTCAACACTCAGTTCGCCCTTTCCTGCCTTTGCAGTCTGCAGATTAAATCCACCTGTTGACAGTGCATTGACAAGTTTAATGGCAACCATTCCACCGTCTGACCTGTCGCCAACCCACCATATATTTTTGAAGTCGGCGCTCTTGATTTCTACATTTGGCTCAATCTTGCTCGGCGCTGTTCCTGTCCCTCCTGTCACCGAAGCCGCACCTAATGAGAGCTGTATTACCTCTTTTGTTGCATTAAGAGCTGTGAACGCAAGTTTACACTCCCAAGATTCAATCCTCTTAAGCTCTTTTGTGTTGTTTGGAACATTGTCAATGTCCTCGCCAAAGTCTGTATATGTCGGCTCGCAAGTAGCGTTTACACCGCCTGTAGTCGCACATACAATGTTAGCATCTGCAACCGATGGATTTGCTGGGTCAAACTGATTTAATACCACACCTGCTTCTAACTGCAGTTCATTAAATGTGGTCTGTGAGACTTTTGTAAATTCCATATCTTCTCCTTAATATGCTGTTAAAAACTCAGCTGTTACATTTATGTATATTTGTCTTACGTTGTCCTGTTCTGACTGCATGCGCTGTGCAAACGGCGTGCCTTTTGTTAGCCACACATAGCCTGTATCTATCTTTGATATATAATAGCCATTCTGACCTATGCGCTCGGCAATTTCTTCTGCCTTTCTCGATATCGTTTCCCAACTATACGAAGCGCCGTACCAAAGCGTAGCTGACATAGGAAGCACTGAACCCATGCTATCTGTCATAGTCTGATAAGTTATGTATGGCATCTGCGCACCATCTGGCACTGTGTTTTCATCATATGCTGGCAAGTCAAAACTCGACCAAAAACTGTATAATGCCTGTGCTTTATCCATTAGGTAAACTCCATTCTTCGGCTGTTACCTGTCGCATGTTCAAAGTCGCACTTGCTGGCGTGTATTTGTCATCTCCATCACTTGTAACTCTGAATATCTTGTTATCACGCACTCTCTTGAATACATCGTGATACTCAAGCGTTAATGCCTTGTTAGTAGTAACTGTGTACATGCTTGTTACACCCTGCGCATTAGCCGTGCGTGCCTGTATGCTCGTGTCAAACGTAATAGCCGCATCAAAGTTCACCCCCTCGGCATAACTCGGCTTAAAACCGCCATATCCGTCTGGAACAGTGCTCTTGTCAAGCATTATACACTTTTCTGTTGCATCTTCTAACAAACTCATATCGCTCTAACCTTTCGCCACTGGTCTAGCCTACTCTTGAATACACCTTGCCATTTAACCTCAGTACTTCCTTTTGTGTAACTGTACCCACCAAAGCTTTCGCTTTGATAAGGCGACATTGCAGAACTGCCAGCGCTCGCGTATTTCTTCTGCCATTCGTCTATTTCTGCAGATAGGGCTATGACCTCCTGCGGAATAGCCATAGCCCATACTGCGCCATCGAATGTTTCGTCTTTAAGTCCCTGCGTTGGGTACTCGTAGACGCCATCGTTTAATACGCTACCAACAATCCTAAAGTATTGCCCTTTTAGTAACTCTGGCACAACTATCGTACCGTCTTCAATGGTGTATTCGTCAAAGTAGATTTTCTGCACAAACCAGTTATTTATCTCTTTGCACAGTTCGTTTAGCATCATCTTCTACCTTTTCTATCAGAACAATACCACGCCTGTTTGTAGTGCTTGATAGTTCTGCTATTCTTTTCTTTGTAGGTTTAAGTCCCTTTCTAGGGTACTTGTCGCCCACACTATATGCGAAGTTGTCGTCCTGTAAATCAACAAAAGAACATACCACTTTATACATAGTTTCTCCTATTCTACGAATTGAATATGTCTTAGTAAATGCCCACAATTTGCTCTTGTGTCGGTATATATACGTATGTTTGCCTGTTTGCATCTTGTGCAAAAATACAAGTCTTCCGAGAGCATGCCCCTGTTTTTGTAATTAACCCAGTCATACCACGGGTATGGTATAGCTTTGAACACGTCTGTTTTTATGAACGCGCATCCCATACCACCGCCTTTTATCTGCACTTTGTGCTCGCCGTTGTCTTTTAGCGTTTTCAATTCTTCTGCGGTGTACTCGCACTCAAGCGGGAAATTCACTTGCAAATTGCCGTTCTTGTCATAAAGCTTGCAAACATTAGTCCTGCCACGATATATATTATCCGTGTCTCTGTGGGCGTAATACCCTAAACATACGTCTTTCGCATCTTCAAGCAGTATCGACAATATATCTCTCGGCACAACAACGTCATTGTCTATCATAAGCACATAGTCAAAGCCTTTGTCTATTGCTATTTGTGCTATGTGATTCCTAGCTGTAGCACAGTCATAACCACGCACAAACTCAAACGCTGTCTCATTCCCACACTTGTCTAAGTCATAAATAGACTTAAACGTGTCTGGATAGATATTTTCAAATGTCGGTACTGCTATCAGAATGTTCATTTACTATGCGCCTGTCGCTCCTGTTTCTCCTGTTTCTCCGCCCTCGCCAAACTCAACGTTAGCGATTCCGTCAAGATACTCAGCCCAAAGAGCCATACCCATAAGAGCAAAACTCTCACCAACTGCATGTGAATAGTCACCGTTAGCATGGAAGCCAATGAGATTTGTCTCGCCCTGTACCGTATAGTCAAGCCCGAGCTTTGCATAGTCACTGTCAGATGGGTCAATGTAATACAGGTCAATGTTTTCTACAGGAAGTGCAATAACTGTATTTCTATCAATCTCTGGAGCGCTTGCAAGGAAGATTGTTGAATATCCCATAAAGTTCTGAATGTATGTCATTCCGAACGCTGTCTGTGTCGTGATATCAGCGTTTCCAAGATAGTCATAGAAGTCAAGGATATTAGCGAATCCTACAACATCTGTAACTGTCTTGTGCATCTTCTGGAACTTGTCAAGTACAAGCCCTCTAGCCTGTGCAAGTGCCTGCTGGAACGTTGCTGGGTTTGTTGCTGGTACAAGCGAACCTGTATTAAGGAACGTGTAAAACCTTGTGAGAACTGAATTCTGCAGTTCTGCAAGGAACGCATCATCTGTTTTCTCAATAGCGACTTCTGCGCCATACTTTGCAACTGCCTCAATCGACACTGCCTTAGCATACTTCTCAAGCGTTACATCAGCGTATGTTACTGGCTCAACCTTGAACTCGGTGTATGGAATTTCTTCGCCCTCACCTACACTAGAGCCACCCTGCAGTGCTGTGTCTTTCATGGAAGCCTTATACGAAATAAGCTGTGTGCCTGCTGTTTTTCTGATAGGGCGCATAATACCAAGAATTCTTCTGAGCGTTTCCCAGTTATCGCCGAATCTTGTTACAAAATCAACCTCTCTAGCATGAAGCTGAGAAAAGTCTGCTTTTACTGTCAGTTTATTTTTTGCTGGCATTTTTATTCTCCTTTACTCAAATAACTCTGGGTTTTCGGCAATGGCTTTCTGCCTTTCTGCGGTGCTATGTACGTAATTGCCTTTTTCGTCCTTTTTGTAAATCTCGGCTTTTGTTATACCACCACCGCCTGTATTTGCTGGCGGCTCAGCTGTATTTGTACCGTGTTCTTCTGTTGTTACAATGAACTCAGACCACTCGTCCTTTACACTCTTTTTAAGGTCATCAAGCCCCTTTACATTGCCGTCTTTGTCAAACTCAATACTGTTTATGGCATCTTCCGAAACTTTCAACACCGCATCAATGCGCTTGTCTGAAATGCCAACATCCTTAAGCACTTTCTTAAATGCGCTCGTCTTTGCTCTCGCGCTCTCTTTGGCGCTCTGTGTTTTTTTGTACGTTTCAAAAGCCTCATGCTCTTTCTCATACTTTGACTTATAGTCGTCATCTTTAAGTGTTTGCAGTTCCTGCTCCACAGACGGTAGACGTTCCGCATCCTCCTTGTACTTGTCTCTGTCGGCTTTAAGCGCATCCGTTACTTCTGTATGCGCTGTAATGATAGTATCAATCTTTTCTTCGTCAATACCTAGACTACTCAAAAACTTTCTCGTAAATGCCATTATATTATCTCCTTTACTTCGGTAGCTATACTTCGCTACCCCAACGATACCACTTTTAGATTTATTTTGTCAACTCACTAATTATCAGCGCTCTGAACTCGTTTAAATGCTCTGACACGCTGTCACGTAAATAGTGCGCTCTTGTAGGCGGTTTATGTGTCAAGTCGTCTCTCAGCTCAACATACTTGCCGTACTTAACATTAGTGCCAACAACAACCGCATCATCATCTACATAATGTTCCATGCTATTCGCAAGTCTGCCTGTATCCTTTGGCACGTAGATATCAGCATAGACCAGCACCTCTTTGCCAACCTTATCAAGAGCAAGATACTTTTTGTTTTTAAGGTCGCTCAACGCTATACCGCTGTAGTCAACGAGCTTAAATGTCATCCCTGCTTTACCCATAATTAGACCTCCTGCTCTTTTATGCGTTTTAGCTTGTCATTTATGCTTTTGCGTATTTTCGGTGGGCACGTTGGCAATATGCGCCACCCTGTCACACTAGCATCTATATAGCGTTTTTCCTGTTCTGTAAATATCATGTGCATTATTTATACCACCTTTTAAGAAACTTGCCAAACTCTTTGGCAAACTCGGAGTTAGCTCCAGAGACATGCTCGGCAAACCCCTCCGCAAACAGTTCCAACGTGTTGGTATTAGCATATTCTGACTTGCCTCGCATCTTTTTTCTGAAAATGTCATCTAATTCTCCACTCATCTTACGATATTCCGCAAGCTCTTTGCTTTGCGCCTCCTTTGCTTCCTCCAAGGACGAAAAGTGAACTCGCCAATCATCTGCCATTGTATGATATTTGTCCTCTATTCTATGCGTTATATATGACTGTACGTTATGCCCAAACTCGTGCATTATAGCCGTCTCAAACAGCCCGTTGCCCTTTACATTAAATCCCTCTGACATACCCGACAATTGGCTCTTTACGGCCTCTCTGTAGTCCTTAAAATAACGTGTACTAAATGTTATACCACCGCTCGCTTCCATCAAAAAGTCGTTTGCGTCTTGCGCTTGAAACCTTATACGCCTTGTGTATGGTGTGCCTGTAAAATCTTCTGTCTTATAGCCCCTCATTTCTGGGAACATGCTAAACATTTTATCCATAGCTGGCTTAATACTGTTAAACGCTCGCAAGTCTATATTCTTCATGCTGTCGTCAAATATTATGCCTTGTTTGCTCGCCCACTTTTTAGCTTCATCGAACGTATTGAATGTAGTTCTGTTTACTTCGCTGTCAACGAGCGCATTTAACGCTCTGTCGTACTCATCTTTCTTTTTGCGATATTCTGCTTTTGCCTGTTGGTATGCTTCGCTATCTATGCCGCCATAGTCGCTTGCTTTTGGTCTTATCGGTTTTGGCGGTAACCCATATACTCCTTGCTTTGTTTGTTGTTTCTGCTTGCGCTCTTTGCCTTGCTTCCATTCATCGTATGACATACCACCTATATCAACATGCCTAACGTTCATGTCGGGATTGAAACCATCTGGCAACACTCTGTAACTGCATCTGCAGTTATAGCGTTCCTCGGGTGGTAACTTCGGGTCTGCTGGGTACATACCACCGTTACTGAACGGCTCGTCTATTTCTTTTATTTCTTCATCAAGCGCCCTGTGGCTGAATCTTGTGCGCATGTCTGTAACTGCAAGCCATATCTTGCGCTCTTTAACTCCCAGCTCTTTCATCCTTAGCGCCGCATCATGTCTACCGCCATTCTCTGCGCCTGTGACCCATGTTCTAGCATTTCTTATAGCGCTCTTTCTGTTACTGTCGCATAGCGGTCTTATGTCTTTAGCTATATCTTGCATGCTCTTGCCCTGTATAATGCCTGCCGTTATCATGCTTGATAGTCTGCGCCTGTTATATCTGTCATTAGCCGCTTTGTCATACTTTGCATAAAATCTTCCTGCTATTGCCTGTTGAATTGCCTCAACATTCTGAACTTCAAAGTCCGTTTCTATGCTTAGCACCTTTTCTGTGTCATAGCCCTGCCTGTTATAGCTTTGCGTGTACTTCTTTGGTATCTCATTATTTGCTATGTCTTTAGCATCTTCATCTGCCTTATCCAATAGCTCTGCCATTTTTTTAGCCTGTTTCTGTAGTTTTAGATTTACCTTTACACGCCATGCAAAGTATTCGTCTTTTGTGATTTTACCGTCTTTTACATCTTGCAGTAGTTCTTTGTCTTTCTTGTCTATTTCTTTGGTATCATCTTCAAACTTCTTCCGCATCTTCCTGTACGTCTGATAATACTGGCTCGCTATTTTCTTCTCCCATTGCTCCATACCTGTTCATTTCCTCTTTTTCCATCTGCTCAAGTATATCTTCTGCTTGGTCTGCATCCCCTAGCAATGTTAGTATCTTCTTTGTTACGTAGTCTTGTGGCAAGAACTGCGCCGCCCCTAGCACTACGCCCATTTCTTCCTGTACGTTTATGATTTTACTGCGTGTAAATGTCGGCTCATCGTCAACACCCGCTATTTTAAGAATGTCGTTTAAGAACTCTTTGATTTGATATTCATAATCATCTACTTTGTTGCTCAACGGCTCGTATGCGCTCTTTATCTGTGTCGCCGTGACTGTCCCACTTGCTACTCGCTCAGTATCGAACGCCATATAGTCCTTATACATATCATTCGCAAGCCTGTCTAACAGCGCTTCTCGCGATTCTACTGGTGCTTGTATACTATGTGGCTCTGCATGTGCTCCCTCGCCCTGTACAACTGCGGCGTGCATGGTTTTCATTCTCTCAACAAACTTGACTAAATCTAAATCTGTCATACCGCCTTGGTCTTGTAACGCCCAGTATACATAACTAGCCTCGTCTACCGTGTCAGCAAAACCGCTCTTGATTAAATCATAGCAATCAATCTGTTCACGCATGCCTACAAGTTCACTCTGGTGGTTCTTATTAGCCCACATTGGCACTATCGGAAAAGTCGGATAATTCTCTCCGTCATATGTCTCTGTACCGTTCTGCCTGTCAACTGCGTCACCTGTTATCTTGATTTTATACGCTCGTTTAGGCTGATATTCGCTTATCTCGCCCTCTTTTTGTATGTACTCGGTATATCCATCCACTTCATAAAAAGTCGCTCGTACTGGCTTGTTTTCGTCTATCTGCCACCATCTAACGCCCTGCATCATTGCTCCGTTTTCTTCATCGTATACTGGTGCATACTCTGTAGCCTTGAACACTCTTAGCTTGTCATAGTCAAAAAAGCCATAGCTTACACCGCCGACCAAAGCATTATGCCCTGCATCCTGCAGTCTAGAATCAAACTTGTCGCCTAACTTCTCCCCAGTGCTGTCATCGTTCCACGTCACCCCATTGCCTAGTAAATACTGGTTTTCTTGTACTACAAATCTGTGAAAGAAGTTGCTCGCAAGCTTATAATTAGCGCTGTAATTGTCTGGCACTGCCTTGCCTGTTATTGTGTATAACAATTTCTGATAGTCTGTTATAGTCTTATTTTTGTGTTTGTCATACATTTCTGCCACTACTGCAGTCTTGTATAGCTCACTTGACTTATACTCGTTTATTACGTCATATACGTACTGTGGTATTTCACCTTTGTTCAATTTCTGAAAGTCTTGATATGTTTTCATCTTAGCTCCTTAGCTCAAAATTCCATATTGGCTCATAGTCCTCATGTGGTCTCTTTGCCATTTCTCTTATAGCACTCGCTAAACTGTCGGGCGCATCATCATGCTCGGCATCTTCGTAAAAGTCACAAATCTGCTTTATGTACGCTTCATCTGTGCCATCCACAAAGATTATATCACGCCATTTACCCTTTAGATAGGTAACTATCTTTATGTACTTGTTTTCATGTTCATGGTATGTCTGTACCCTTAGCCCTTTCTTTCTTAGGTCATTAGCGACGTATCCTTTGTCCGCATTGACCTCTGTTAGCAGTTTTAACGCCGTGAAACGCTCATAGTCATGTATTACATCATCATAGCAATCTTCTACGTGTCTGCGCTTCATTTTGCCGTATACATACACTTTGCCCCCATGCTCCTGTATTATAGTCCATGCTGTATAGTCCTCGCCATAATACGCACTATCCAACTGCATAATACCATTGTTTACCAGCTCACTTCCAGCCCCTATTACTGGGTCTGTAAACATAACTCTGTCACTCGGTATGTGTCTCAGCTCATAGTTAGCCGCAAACAGTGACGGACTCATCCTTGACCGCTTTTCTTCTATTTCCTCTTGTGTAAACAGCTTCTTTATCTCTGGATGATATATGCTGTACTTTTCTGCTTCTGGCATCAATTGAAAACAGTCATCTTCATGCCACGGTGTCCCTGTGTTGAATATCCTGCAGTGTTCGCCTTTGTTCTTTACATTCTGCAACTCTTGATAGGCAAGCTTTGTTGCTTCTCTGTCTGCTCTTGATTTTCTATCTGCAAGTGTAACTATATCATCTGTGAATATTCTCTCGTAATGGCTTCCTGTAATACTCGTGCCTGCTCCTACTCCAACGAGCTGACTTGTACCCCTGCTATCTGTTATCAGATTAGTGCTTAACTCATACGCTGTCTCTTTAGGTAGTTCTAGATTTACATTGTATATGTCCTTTACCAGCTCCTTAACTCTTGCATCCCGTAATATTTTTGCTACCTGTGCAAGCACTTCTTTAACATCGTCTACCGTCTTACGCATAAACAATGTTCTTGTATTTGGCAGTAGTATCATAATTAAAGCAAGCGCAAAAGAAACGCACGTAGTTTTGTACGTTCCTCTTGCGCCTTGTAATGTCTTGTCGCCAGTACCATGCACCATGTCTTTTATCCACTCATTATGTAAATCAGTCAGCTTAATAAAGCCTAATCTGTGTGCCAACTCTACTGGTCTGTCTCTTAAAAACTCTACCGCATCTTTACGATTCATCTTTGCCGTATACCATATCTTCCACTTCTTGCACTATTGCTGGGTCTGTCTGCGCCACTTCTATCTTCTGAACTGGGTCTTGTCCTACTGTCTCTCTTATAGTCTTAAAAGCTTTTACATTGCCTTTCATTGCTTGCTCAAACAACTTTCTTGTTATCGCCTGCGTCCCTGTCATCTGTACTAGTTCGCCATCTTTGCCCACTACATTAACATTGCCCTCTAGCAACGATTCAAGTGCTTTCCTTAAATCTCGCTTCTTTCTTCTTGTCTCTCCGCTTGCTTTGCCACCTTTCGACGCTTCCTCGGCTGTTAGCTTATGCGCTTCTTCACCCCTTACGAGATTCTGTTCATTAGCCATGTTTTATTTCCTCCAGCTTTCATTTATTATTTTAGGAACTGCATTTTTCCACATTATTTTGTGGTGTATCCGCATATCCTTGTTGCCCATTACCGATATTTTTACACAACTAGGACAAGCCATTACCGTATAGAATGACTTTACATATGTTCCAAAGTCTAAATATGCTTCCGTCATCCCTCCTTTTGTCTGTTGCGTGCCCCCTTGGTGCAAGTCTGCCAACAACTCTGTAAAAAACAATTGCCCTTTATTCCCTAATGAGACATATGTATTTACATCTTCATTTACTGCCCCGAAGAACTTAAACCTCCTGTCGGTTCTACAGAAAAACGAATTCATTGCTTTTCTTAATATCCTCTGATACCATCTGCCCTCTACTCCACCAACATAATCTCCTCCTTGCGCCAATGCTACACTTTTCGCTCCACTGGCATCTAAAAAGTCCAGCATTGCCTCAAACACTTTGTCAACATTTTTTATGTTCTTTGTTCTTAACCCTTCTTCTCTTGGATACCTCCAACACCAAGAGCAGTAGTCATCGTCTAGTTCTAGGAAATGCGTTAGCCCCATTTCCTCAGCTATGTCAAAGCACGCATTTCTAGCATATAGAATAACCCCTCTGGGCGCTTCTGGATTCATTGTGTCTACGTCATCCATGTACTTTTGTTTATTGAACTTTATCACCTTGTCGCCAAAGTTTTTGTAGTATTCTTCTTCCTGCTCGTCCTCATCATCTATGATGTAATATATGTCCCCAGTATAGCCCTGCTTTCTTAACGACTTATCTGTTTTTACATCATTCGCTCTGCCATGTGTTAGTATAAACGCCGCAAACTTTCTACTCAAAGTATTCTTCCTCCAACTGTTCCTCAAGTGTTTTGCTTAATCTTGCAAAGCCGTTCGCTATAGCATCATCAACATCTATAAACACCAACGCATTGTTTTCCATTAGCCTCTGCATTTCTGCATCTGCCTTTGCATAATACTCAGCACATTTTTCAAAGTCTATTACCGCATGCCTGTATGCACATATTTTTAAGAACTCTTTTTCAGCCTCATTTACTCCGCTGTTCTCTATCTCATCCAACAATTCTCCCATCTTTCCTGTGTCTACAAGCTCACTCAATTCATAATTTTCGCCTTTGATTTCATATTGTGGCAATTTTGTTTTGGTAGTATATTTTGATTCTTCTACCGCTTCCTCTAATTCTTCTCCGTACATAAAGCCGTATTGCTCCATGTCGATATCCGCAATGTCATCAAGTTCCATGTTTAATATGTCAATATCAAAGTCCGTGTTCATGGTCAGCTTGTTGTGAACGAGCATGTATGCTTTTCTCTGTTCGTCTGTCAGCTCATCAAGTCTTATTACTGGCACCGTGTCAATACCTAACTCCGAGCATGCTATCAGTCTGCCGTGACCCTCTATTATTTCGTTATTCTTCCAAATAGCAATAGGGTCATTCATGCCGAACTCCATTATGCTCTTTTTTATCTGCTCAATCTGCTCGGCTGTGTGAATCTTTGCGTTGTTAGCATATGGCTTTAAGTCAGCCGTGCTCATGTACTCAATCTTTAGTTCCATGCTCTCTCCTTAAATTACAACAATCCTCTTTATTATGATTAAAGTGTGCTCGCCAGTATTCATATGCCGTGCTCTCATCTTCACACACCGACATTTCCTTGAATCCTGTTATCTTGCTTATGTAATGCAGTTTTTTCTCCAATGGCAAGTGCCTGTATCCGTTCTGCTTTATAGTATACTCGCTATAGTCAACATCAAACCACTTTTCTATCCATCTATTCGCTCGTAGAAACTCAATTAGTATCTTGTTGATACATAAGTTATTAAGTCTGTTAAAGTCGATGTATGACGGCAAAAACGGGCTTAAACGCAATGCTACGTCATAGCCTGCATCCTGTAATTTTCTTATCGCTTCTATACGCTTGCTCGGTGGGCTTGCTTTCTCGTATGTCTTAGCTAAATCATCATTAAGCGTTGTCACTGTTATCTGAATATGTGCAAGGTCTTTATCAAGTATATCTAAATACTCATCATCTGCTACCATAGCACTCTTTGTAACTATCAGATATTCTATTTTGCGCCTGTTTAATAGCTTTATTGTTTTGTACGTGTTTCTGTAAAGCTTCTCACAAGGCTGAAAACAGTCTGTCATACCGCCTAATCTTACAACTGTGCCTTTACGTATTTTGCGTATTTCTCTGCTTATCTTTGATATAGGCGCAACACTCGGTTTCTCGGGATTCCATAGCTTTCTAAAATCAAGTAAAGACTTCGCATAACAGTATTTACAGTCATGTTGACAGCCACAACCATAAGTATCTAATCTCATAGGATAATTGCACTTATCGCCCTCGTTGCCCTCTACAACTTTACCTACAGCATTAAAGTCTTTCACTTTCTGAACCTCTTTACCTCAATTTCTTCAAGGTTGTTTTCTTCAACCTTTTGTTTTGTTATATGCTCTCTATATGCCTTGCGTGCTTTTGCGAACTCATTATATTCTTTGCAGTCTGTATGACAGCCTAACTTTCTTGCACAGCAAAACAAGCACGGCGATTCTGGTCTTATCATTCTATTTCCTCTATGTAAATCTCTGTTCTCGGGTTTTCTTTGTCGTAGTAAACTCTGCTACCGTCATGACCTGCTACAATATTGCAGTTATCATCTTTTAGTGTTCCTGCTTTTACCATAACATCATCTATAGCCTCAAGCAAGTTGGTTAAATCTACTCGCCTATGCGTTTCCATATAAAACAAGCATCTGATATTTACAGGGTAGTCTATGCCTAACGGTCTCAAAAACACAAGTGCATTATTCTCATACTGTTTATATCTCTTGCTTGGTATGATACAAGGCTTTCCGTTTCTGTATATTATCTGCTGGCTGTTCTTTTTTGTTATCGGATTTAATGGTATTTCAATCATCTGAACCTCTTGTTATATATCCTTGTTACCCTGTCGTCTTGCAAGCATGCAAGCTCTCCAAAACTTATGCCGTACGCTAAAACCTGTGTTGGCTCTAACACTTCAAGCATCTTATCATAGCCTTTAGTGAACGCTTCCTGCGCCTCTTTAGTTCTCATAATGCCTATTGTGCTTACTGACACAACACTGTTATGTGGCTCTCCATCAAAACACCAGTCAAAGCTTCTTTCATCACTCCAGCTTATTGTCGGAATGACCCGCAAGCCTACACATTGCCAGTACGCACCGCACCAATGTTTACGATAGTGATTCCAAATCTGCACTGCCTGCGGATAGTCCATATAGAGCGAAAAGTCTGGGCTTAATACATACTGAAACCCCTTTAACAGCTCTACAGCATCATCTGGTCTATCCCAACACCTGTTAAACTGATAGTCGTCTAAATAAAAGTGGCACGTTTTATCTGACTTATCATCTGTTGTCTTTGCATAATTAAAGCCAACAAAAGAAGACGGCTCGACCTCTGACATACCATCTAGCATAGGTATATCATAGCGCCCAACCGTCTTAAATTGCGCTCTAAACCAGTTTTTTATGTCTTTAGTATCTCTATACCACATTAGTATACCAAACTGTTCTTTCTGAATATTAGTATGCTTCTGTCAAGCGGTATCACAAATTTTTCTCCAGCGTTATACCCAGGTCTTGTAATGCAGTTATAGCCATGCTTTATAGCCCAGCACGAATAGTCTTCTGTCTGAGCGCTTATTCCCTGCGCCCTTAACTTTGCGTCTATTGTACTGAACGCTATGCTCTTTGTCTTTTTAGGGTCTAGCGTAGCGGTCATTTTATTTGCGCTACCGCTTGTGCCCGCGTAACTTCTTGCAGTTCTTTTCTGATTACTAAAATACAAACCATCACCCCAAATGCCACGACCTATATACGTTGTATCCGCGTACATGGTATTATTTCTTGACGCCGCTGTATGTACGCCTCTATGTATTCTGTGCATGTTAGGGTTGCTCGCTACAAGCTTATCAAACGCATCATCATCTAAAACTTGTGGCTTGTCGTGCATGCCTAAATCGTCAACAAGTATCTGTGTTGCGCTTATGTTGTTCAAGCCTTTGTTTGCCATTTCAGCGCCTCTGCTACCACCATAGCTGTTGTTGCGTACATAGCCGTTCATAAACTCCGCATCTGTCATGTTGTCCATTTCATCACGAGTGATGTAGTCTCTCCCACTACCACTACCGTTACTTATAGGTGGAGCACCGCCACCACGTGCGAAACCGCCACCGCCAATAGGACCGCCACTTCTTCCGCTTTTTGAACCTCTACCACCCATTACTTTTTCTTCGCTTTCTTTGCTCTACGCTTAGAGTTCTCAATCATCATGCTGTTGAATTCTTTAGCTTCTCTCTTTGCTTCTTCCGAAGTAAAAGCATATGGGTCTTTTTTCTTTGTAGTCATGTTCACCACCTCCGCCTACACATTACACCTCCTTTCGCTGTTTGTCAATCATCACTTCTGTACTATAACCTTGTCTTTTATTTCTTTCTTAAACGCTGAATTATTGCCATATCGTTTCTTTGCTATACATATCGCCACAGCGTTATACACATCGAACTTATCTCCCTTCCCGAGCTTTATTTTTTCTTTTGTGCCATCTTCAAACGTTACTACCGTAGTACGCTTTTTCTCATTAACATATATTTTGTCTATATCTGGCACGCCTTTTACCCATCTAGGCTCTATCTGGAAATGTCGTATCATTCTTCTCAACTCATCCATTTTTACAACTCCTCCAAATCTCACCGTGGCTGTAGTTGTTGATACACCAAACCCATCACGCTCCATTGAGACTTCAACTATATCTGCGTACATTTTTTCTCCTTTCATTCTCATCATCTTCATCACTCGCTACTACTAAAGCTGAATACATAATTGCTACTACAAGCGCAAGCCCAAACAGCGCAAGTATTATTATTGTTTCTCTCATTTGCGTATTTCTTTCCTCATGCGTTCAAAACACTCTCTGCAAATATGAAAGTTATCCAATTCTTCTTTGCAGCAAAACAAACCAACCTTATACCATCTTATTTCAGCTAAAAACATTTCATCTTTTTGCGCTAAGTGAATTGAGTCCTTTGCAGTTACTATCTTTCCGCACATATCGCACACTATTGCTTTACTCATTCTTCTACCTCACTTTCTATTACCGTTGGTTCGTTCTCGATAGTCTTCCACACAATTTTATTTGTAAACTCCGTGTCATCCATGCAGACACTCCACTCATGTCCCAAAGACTTTATCAACTTATCCCTATCTATTAACCTGCCATGCGTTGGTATCTCTACAAGCGGACAGTCCTCGTGCCGTTCCTCGTGATATACAGCGTCTGCCACTGTAAAATGCTCTATTTGGCAAATGTTGAAATCATTAAAGAAACAATATCCGCAATGTCTTGGCACTTTCGCCCCTTTAATCAGTATGCTCATGCTCTTGCTCCTCACTTTCTATAACTGTTGGCGCATTCACCACCTCTGCTATGCAGTTTGTCAATTCATCAATTCGTGCTTTGTCACTCGTTGCCAACTCACTAAATTCACAGTCGCCTAACAAAAAATCGTGTATGTTATTCAACTTTGTTTTTAGCGCAGCCCCGTCAATGAGCCTGCCGTGTGGCTCGGATATTTTAACTAACGGACACCATGA